TTATGTAGAATCACCTCTTTCTGGCATGGGGCCCAGTTCTATTCCCTCACCTTGCCAGAACGATTTATCATCGTACGGAGGAATCTCGGAGAAAAGCAAACTGATCTCTTGGATGCAGCGGTTCGTTATTCTTGATATCTCCAGTTCCAGCTTCTGGAAGTCTTGAAGTTCTACCGGTTTCATTTCAAAGTCGATCGCTCTATCGGCTGTAATGTGAAGACGAAAAGGCTTTCCATCGTTCGTGTATGCAGGATCATGCACTAGTCTATTACGCTGACGCGCAACCCCATCTGCGGCGGCGCTTAGTGAATTCAAGGCTTTGCATCGTTCTTCGGATGCGCCTCGAAACTTTGCAAGAGCTACCAATGCTTTGAACCTAGGCACGGGAGCGGTAATTTGAGCGGTCAGGCATGCTCCGGCGTATTGTTCTACGCCGGCCAGACGCCAAATTGTGTGATTGATTCGCGTTTCAAACGCGGCCCAACCCATCGCCACTCTGCCGACGAGCAGATAGTATAAATTTAGTTCGGAATCTGGTGGGTAAGAGTTTGCTTGTTCGTCAGACATGAGGTGACCTTTTTAGCGAAACGGAAAAGAAAACGTCGCGATAAAACAGTGCGCCGCGCATTACCGACGCCCCCGAAGCCTAAGCGGGAATCGGAGAAGGGGGAAGACAAACCTAATTTGGGGAGAGCCGTCTAACTAGTCTATGTTGCCCTCACCGAAGTGGTGGAGGAGGCAAGCATGGCAATAAAAGTGATTTCGATTGATGATTTCGAACGTATGTCGGTCGATACAGTGAGCGGAAGGCTTTATTGGGACGGGAAGGAGATTGTAACGACCATGGCTTTACCTTGGTGGGTGCAGGTGGCTGCCGTTATTGCGGCGGTTTCCACGGCCATAATGGCCGTGGTGCAGGTGGTGCAACTATTTTCGTCGTGATTTCCGCAAGCGCATAAAGCGCCGTGCTTTCTGTAGGTTTAAGCGGCTCGACCAGTTTGATTATAGGTAAATCGCTTGCCGGCTGAGCCCCATCGGATCTTCGGCACGTTCGCGGTCTGAAATCTTAAGGGGCGAGCGGCGTTTATAGTGGAATTCAAATTCGGCAAGGTAGCGATTCAGGTCGGCTTTGCCGCAACGCTGTTAGATACCAATCATGCCACGCTTGTAGATCGAGAAGACGCCTTCAATCGTATCGGGGTGGGTCACTGCATCACTTCTGCGGCCGACATACTCCACACGGGAGTGCTTGACGGTGCGGCGCATAGTGTTACCTCCGCCAAAAAATAGGAAAATAATCCTTGACGGTGTCACGGGGGTTTGGTAGGGTTATGTCATCGTCACAGAAATGCGCCGCAAGCGGTGACTGGGGCGAGGGTGGTGGTTTGCCGGGGTGATGTGGCCCTGGCGGCTGGTTGGGCTGGTTGGCTGGTTGGGCCGGTTCGATCGCTGCTTGAAATCGATGATTGCGTGAGGCGCCTCTGGTTTTCCGGGGCGCTTTTTTGTTGGCCGGAGGCGGCCGGGTTTTTGCGGAAATTTGCGAGGCTGTGATGACCGAGACCTTTCGGGTTGGCGGGTGGAAAATGCTGTCTGCTGCGGGCGGTGCGGTGGCCGGAGTTGCACGCGGTGTGGCAAGTGGTGTGCCGGGACCTGTGGCAGTGGCCGGCCTGGGATCCTGTCCGGCGGGCGGTGCCGGCGAAGCCGGGCTGATCGACCACCTGATCGATCTGGTGCTGGCGCTCGAGCCGCTGGAGCTCAAGCAGCATGACACCGAGGCGGATCCGGACGGCGCAGTGCCTGCGCCTCAGCCCGGCGGTGTGACCGCGCCAACGCTTGTGGCCGAGAGCACGCAGCGCATGCTTGCGCAGATGCGTGCCGTGCTTGACCGCGAGGCCGCACGGCTCGGCGCCGACGGGGTTGAAGGCAAGCCGGCGGTGGATCAGGTCGCGCTGATTGCCCGGACGCTGGAAAAGATCGACCAGATGGAGCGGCTGATTGCCGGGGACCGGGTGCGTGCTTCGCAGCAGAACCTCAGTGCGGGAGAGCGCGAGCAACTGCGCCAGACCGTGCGCCAGCTGATCCTTGCGGCTGCCGAACGCCTGGCAGCCGAGCGCGGGCGCGAGGCATGATCATTCGAGGCATGGCGCTGGCGTTGAGAAGCAGCGTCTGGGCGAGGCCTGTGATTTTTACCAGACCCCCGCATCGGTCAAAAGCAGAAGCCGCAACGAATGAACCGCCGGAGCCCGAACCTGTCGATGCCGCCGAGCCGCAACCACCGGAGCAAGAGCAGGAGACCGGTATTTGCACCGGAGAAAATGACCCGAATGTAAAGGAAAACAACGGCATGGAGCCATTGCCGGACTCAATTTCGCAACCCCGCTTTGAGGCTGGTGCGAGGACGGTGGACGCTCTGGTGGCGGCCCATCTCGCCCGGCTCGACGACCGGGCGCTGCTGGCCAATGCGCAGGACTGGCAGCTTGCGGCGCGGCCGGAGCAATTGCCACCCGAAGGCGACTGGCGCACCTGGCTCTTGATGGGCGGGCGCGGCTCGGGCAAGACAAGAGCCGGAGCGGAATGGGTGCATGCGCTGGCCTCGGGCGAGATTGCTGGCCTTGGCAGGGAGGGCCGCATCGCGCTGGTGGCGGAAACCTTTGGCGATGCCCGCGAGGTGATGATCGACGGGGTGTCGGGCATCATGGGCGTGGCGCGCACCGGGCGGCCTGTCTTCGAGGCGACGCGGCGCAGGCTGGTCTGGCCCTCGGGAGCGGTGGCGCAGATGTTTCCATCCGAAGACCCCGAAAGCCTGCGCGGGCCGCAATTCGATCTCGCCTGGTGTGACGAGCTCGGCAAATGGCGCCATGCCAGCGAGACCTGGGACATGCTGCAATTCGGCCTGCGGCTCGGCACCTCGCCACGGCAGCTGGTGACGACCACGCCGAGGGCGACGCCGCTGATGCTGGCGCTGGTCAAGGACAAGGCGACGCGGGTGACGCGGATCCGCACCGAGGACAATGCGCAGCACCTGGCGGCGGGGTTTCTCGACGCCATCCGGGACCGCTATGACGGCACAAGGCTCGGGCGGCAGGAACTCGACGGCGAGCTGATCGCCGACCGCGAGGACGGGCTGTGGCGGCGCGACCAGATCGAGGCGCTGGTGGTCCGCAACCACGGCCAGCTCGGCCGCATCGTGGTCGCCGTCGATCCGCCGGCGGTAAGCGACGCCAGATATTCCTGCTGCGGCATCATTGCCGCCGGGCTCGATGCGGAAGGCCGCGCCGTGGTGCTGGCCGACGGTTCGGTCGAGGGCGCGAGCCCCTCGGCCTGGGCCAATGCGGTGAGCCGGCTCTACCGGCGCTTTGACGCCGATTGCGTGGTCGCCGAGATCAACCAGGGCGGCGACATGGTGACAAGCGTGCTGCGCACCGTCGAGCCGACGCTGCCGGTGCGCAGCGTGCGGGCGACGCGCGGCAAATGGCTGCGTGCCGAACCGGTGGCCGCCCTCTATGAGCAGGGTAGGGTGGTTCATGCCGGCCATTTTGCCAGTCTCGAGGACCAGATGTGCGATTTCGGTCCGGACGGGCTGTCGTCGGGCCGCTCGCCCGACCGGCTCGATGCGCTGGTCTGGGCGCTGACCGAATTGCTTCTGGGCCAAAGGGGCGCACCGCAGATCAGGCATCTGTGAGGGGTGAACAGGACACATTGCGGTTCCGTCATGCCGGACCCCGATCCGGAATCCAGCTCGCCCAGGTCATCGGGCTGGACAGAGGCTTCTGACCCGGCGGACGCAGGGCCACTGGATACCGGAGGCTACGACGTCGCTTCGCTTGTCTGGATCAAGTCCGGTAAGACGGAGAGGATAATGGCCCCGCCTGGCTTGCCCGGCGGGGTTTTTGATTCCCGATCAGGAAAGGGCAATGCAATGGCATTTGGATTTCGGCTTCCCTGGCACGGCGAGGCGCGGACCCACCCGTCCCGGATGCGCGCACCTGCCGCCAAGAGCTGGTTGCCGGGCGCGCTTGCGGCGCTGTCCGCGGACGCGGGCGCACAGTGGAGTTCGCGCAGCTATCCGGCAATGTCCCGCGAGGGGTTCATGCGCAATCCGGTGGCGCATCGCGCGACACGGATGATTGCAGAAGCCGCAGCCTCGGTGCCCTGGCTGGTTTTTGACGGCGGCCGCGAGCAGGAGCGGCACCCGGTGCTTGACCTGTTGCAAAGGCCTGATCCGAACGGGGCCGGTGACGGGTTTTTCGAAACGCTCTACGGCCATCTGGTGCTCTCGGGCAATGCCTGGATCAACCCGGTGAGCGCCGGTGGCCACCTTGCCGGGTTGCAGCTTTTGCGGCCCGACCGGATGCGGGTCATCGAGGGGGGCGACGGATGGCCGGCAGCCTATGAGCACCAGGCCGGCGGCAGGCGGCAGCGCTTTGCTGTGAGCCCGGAGGAAGGGCCTGGGCTTTTGCATCTCAAGCTGTTTCACCCGCTCGATGATCATCTGGGATTTGCGCCGCTGGAGGCAGCGCTGATGGCGCTCGACCTGCACAATGCGGCGATGAGCTGGAACAAGGCGCTCTTGGACAATTCCGCCCGCCCGTCGGGCGCGCTGGTCTACCAGCCCAAGGAGGGGGGCAACCTGACGCCGGAACAATATGAACGGCTCAAGGCCGAACTCGAGGACGGCTATCAGGGGGCGCGCCGGGCCGGCCGTCCGATGCTGCTCGAAGGCGGGCTCGACTGGAAGGCGATGGGGCTGACGCCGCGCGACATGGATTTCATCGAGGCGAAGAACGGGGCTGCCCGCGACATCGCCCTGGCGCTCGGGGTGCCGCCGATGCTGCTGGGCATTCCCGGCGATCTGACCTACGCCAATTACCAGGAGGCCAACCGCGCGTTTTGCCGGCTGACCGTGCTGCCGCTGGTGCACCGGACCGCCGCCGCGCTGACCGCCTGGTTGCAGCAGGTCTACGGCGCAGGGCTCAAGATCGATTACGACGCCGACCGGTTGCCGGGATTGTCCGCCGAGCGCGACGGGCTCTGGGCTCGGGTCGGCGCAGCGGACTTCCTCACCGACGAGGAAAAGCGGGAAGCCGTGGGATATCAGCGTGTTGCGGGCTGAACCGGACTCACATTCCCAACAACCTGAATCAATTTGCAAGGCGGAACCGGCCGCCGGAGGTAACGCGATGCAGAGCATGGATCCGGAGCCGGCAATGCTGGCCGCCCGCACCGCCGGGGCTGTTGCAGGCGCGCTGGTTTCACTCGCCTACATGATGCCCAAGGGCACGCGCGAAGCTGTGGCCCGGGCCATTGCCGGTGTCGTTTCGGGGCTCGTTTTCGGCGCGCCGGCCGGTGTGGCACTGGCACAGTGGATGGGGGTGAGCGGACTGCTTTCGCCAACCGAAACCCTGCTCACCGGATCGGCGGCCGCTTCCATGACCGCCTGGTGGGTGCTCGGCGCGCTGGCCCGCATCGCCGACCGGGCCGGGCGCGGACCGGCGGCAAGACAATAACCGGCCCGGGTCTCGCCGCCGGGGCAACAGGCACTTCACGAACAGCAAGGACAGCAATCATGACAACGGACTGGAGCGCATCCGGACGGCAGCACAAGCGCGTCGATCTGGCACTGGAGGACGTCAGTGGTGACGGCAGTTTTTCGGGCTATGCCAGCCTGTTCGGCGCCGTCGATCTCGGCCGTGACGTGATCGAGCCCGGTGCTTTCGCCGCTTCGCTCAAACGCCGCGGCGCGACCGATGTGCGCATGCTCTACCAGCACGATCCGGACCAGCCGATCGGCCGCTGGCTGTCGATCCGCGAGGACGCGCGCGGCCTGCATGTCGAGGGAAAGCTGGCACTCGGCGTGGCCCGGGCCCGCGAGGTGCACGAGCTGATGAAATCCGGCGCGCTCGACGGGCTGTCGATCGGGTTTCAGACCCTGCGCGCCCGCACCGAAGCCAAGGCCGGGATACGGCGGATCATGAGTGCCGATCTCTGGGAGATCTCGGTGGTGACATTCCCGATGCAGCCGGGCGCGCGGGTGACTGCCGTCAAGGCGCTCGGACAGGGAGTCGCTGCGCCGACGCGGCGCGAACTCGAACGGAGGCTCACGCGGGATGCGGGGCTGACCAGACGCCAGGCACGCGGGCTGATCGCCCGGGGCTATGGCGCCCTTTCGGACAGGCAGGACGCTGCGCCGGAGGATCTCAAACGCCTGATAACCCGGATGCGCAGCCTGACCGGCGCCTTGTTCCGGAGCTCCTGGCTCACCGACCTCAAGAAATTGAAAGGACTAACCATGACGACCGCGTTTGATAACACCCGAGCGCCGGAAACCAAGAGCGTCGACGCCGACGTTTCCGCTGCCTTCGAGGACTTCATGTCCGCTTTCGAGCACTACAAGCAATCCAATGACGAACGCCTGGCCGAGATCGAACGCCGCGGCAGTGCCGACATCGTGACGGAAGAAAAGATGGCGCGCATCGACACCGCACTGGACGAGCAGAAACGTGCGCTTGATGCGCTTGCGGTCAAGCGCGCGCGCCCTGACCTTGGACGAGGCGGAGGTGCCGCACCCAGTCCGGTGCGCCAGGCATTTGACGCCTATGTGCGGCGTGGCGACGAGGCCGGGCTGCGTCAGGCAGAACTCAAGGCGATGTCGGCCGGCAGCGATCCGGATGGCGGCTATCTGGTGCCCGACGAACTCGACAGCGAGATCGGCCGCAGGCTTTCGGAACTCTCGCCGATACGTTCGATCGCCACCGTGCGGCAGGTCTCGGGCGCGGTGCTGAAGAAGCCGTTTGCGCTCGACGGCATGGCCACCGGCTGGGTCGGCGAGACCGATGCCCGGCCGCAGACGGCGGCGCCGCAGCTGGCGGAGCTGCAGTTTCCGACCATGGAGCTTTACGCCATGCCGGCGGCAACGGCCTCGCTTATCGAGGATGGCGCGCTCGACATCGAGGGCTGGATTGCGAGCGAGGTGGAAGCCGCCTTTGCCGAGCAGGAAGGCGCGGCGATTGTGACCGGAGACGGTGTCAACAAGCCGCGCGGCTTTCTCGACTATCCCAGCGTGGATGATGACAGCTGGAGCTGGGGCAATCTCGGTCACATCGCCACCGGATCGGCAGGCGCGTTCGGTGCCGACCCGTCCGACCGGCTGGTGGAACTCATCTATGCGCTCAAAGCAGGGCATCGGCAGAACGGGCGCTTCGTGATGAACCGCAAGACTCAGAGCCAGATCCGCAAGTTCAAGGATGCGGACGGCAATTATCTCTGGGTGCCACCGGCGGGCGTGGGACAGGCTGCCTCGCTGATGGGCTTCCCGGTGGTCGAGGCCGAGGACATGCCGGATGTGGCCGCCGATGCGCTGGCGATCGCCTTTGGTGATTTCCGCCGCGGTTACCTGGTCGTTGACCGCACCGGGGTGCGCGTCCTGCGCGATCCCTATTCGGCCAAGCCCTATGTGCTGTTTTACACCACCAAGCGTGTCGGTGGCGGGGTGCAGAATTTCGAGGCGATCAAGCTTCTGAAATTTGCCGCCTGACACAAGGTCCGCTCCTCCCGGACCAGCCCTCTCCCGACAGGCTCGGGGGAGGGAACCATCCCTGACGACCTTTATTCCCGAAGACTGCCATGACCCTGATTGAGACCGATCCGCCGCTGGCGGAACCGGTGACGCTTGCCGAGCTGAAGGCGCATTTGCGGATCGACGCCAACGACGAGAACGAGCTGCTTGAAAGCCTGATCCGTGTCGCTCGCACCCACCTCGAAGCGGTTACGGGCACCGCACTGATGACCCGGAGCTTCCGCCTTGTGCTCGACGACTGGCCGCGAAGTGACGTGATTCCGCTGATGAAAACCCCGGTTCAAACCATTGATGCGATTCTGGTTTACGACGCGGATGGTGTGGCGCAGGATCAGGACCTGAGCGGTCTCCTGCTCGACGCGACCGCCAAGCCCGCGCGGCTGGTGGTGCGGGGACGGCCACGACCGAGCCAGCCGATCAATGGCATCGAGATCGAGTTTACGGCCGGCTTTGGCGCGGGCACCGAGGTGCCGCCCGAACTCAAGCGGGCGATCCTCGTTCACGCTGCCCATCTTTACGTGTTTCGCGGTGCGGTGACGGCCGAGATGCAGCCGGCGTCGGTTCCGCCTGGCTATCAGCGGCTGATCGCGCCCTGGCAAAGGCGGGCTCTGTGATGGGAGCCATGGTGGTCGATCCGGGCCGTCTGAGCGCGCGGCTGGTGCTTGAAACTTCGGAGGGGCTGGACGACGGGCAGGGCGGGGTGAGCGAAAGCTGGACCCCGGTCGCCACGCTCTGGGGGCGGATCGAGCCGCTGCGGGCAGCCGCGCGGGAACAGGCAGGCGCTGTGCTGGCGCCGATCTCGCACCGGGTCACCATCCGCCACCGCGACGATATCCACCACGCCATGCGCTTTGTCTATGGCAGCCGTGTCCTCGAAATCCGCACGCTGCGCGATCCCGACGAGAGCCGCCGCTACCTGCTGTGCGACTGCGAGGAGTGCTGGCCATGAGCGCCAACGCATTGCAGAGTGCTGTCGTCGAACGCCTGTCCATCAGCCCGGATGTGCTGGCGATTACCGGGCCGGGCCGGATCTTCGACCGGCAGATCACCCGCGCCGAGCCGCCATACCTGGTGATTGGTGTGATGACCATGGCCGATTATTCGACCGGTGACGGGGACGGCACGGTGCACCGGTTCGAGATCGAGGCCTGGACCCGGCAGAATGGCCGCCGTCAGGCCGTGGAACTGGCAGATGCGGTTCGCGACGCACTCCATGATGCAGAACTGACCCTTGATGGCGCGGTGCTGATCAACCTTCGGCATGAACGCACTGTGAGCCGCCGCGCGCCGAAAACGGCGCTGCATGTGGCGCGGCTGAGATTTCGCGCGGTGACCGAACCATAGCAGCCGCCGGTTCCGTCAATGCCCATCCGGAAACTGAAAGGAAAATTCCATGACGGCGCAGAAAGGCAAGGACCTGCTTATCAAGATTGATGATGGCGGGGGTTTCGTGACCATTGCAGGCCTGCGGGCCCGGCGGCTGGCGTTCAATGCCGAGGCCGTCGACATCACCGACGCCGAATCTGCCGGGCGTTGGCGTGAGCTTCTGGGTGGCGCCGGTGTGCAGCGGGCGTCGCTTTCGGGCGGCGGCTTGTTCAAGGACCAGGCCAGCGATGCGCTGACGCGAAGCGTTTTTTCGCCAGCGAGATTCGCGACTGGCAGGTGGCGATACCGGATTTCGGCACCGTGACGGGACCGTTCCAGATCATCGCGCTCGAATATGCCGGCCGCCATGACGGCGAGATGACGTTCGAAATCGCGCTGGAATCGGCCGGCGCGCTGAGCTTCGCAGCGCTGTGAGGCGGCAATGAAAATTTATCCCAACCGCCACCGCGGTGAGATCGCCGCGAAATTTGACGGCGAAACCCGGCTGATGTGCCTGACGCTGGGTGCACTGGCCGAGCTCGAAAGCGCTTTTGACGTTGCCAATCTGGGCGAGCTCGCCGGCCGGTTCGAGGCGGGCCAGCTTTCGGCTGGCGACATCATCCGCATTGTCGGTGCCGGACTGCGCGGCGCCGGCAACCGGTTGAGCGACGACGACGTGGCCGAAATGTCGACCGAGGACGGGGCGGCAGGCTTTGCCCGCATTGCCACGGAACTGCTCTGGGTCAGCTTTGGCAGCGCGGAAGCTGCCGGACACGCACCACAGATTTCAGATCGGGAGGGCCGGGCTCCGGACAGGCCTGGAAACCCTCCCGGGCCGCAGGTGGCAGGGAGGTGACGATGCCGGACCGGACGTTTTTCCCCTGGGCGTCCGTGCTCCGCTTCGGCCTCGGCCACCTGCGGCTAAGACCCGATGCGTTCTGGCAGCTGAGCCTGCCCGAACTCCGCGCGCTGATTGGAACGACCGGGATGCCCCCGACAGCCACCCGGCAAGGGCTTGAATCGCTGATGGCGCTGTTCCCCGACGCCCCCGGCGATCCCGTCACGACTGCAAAGGACCCCGTCAATGCCCGATGAGCCGAACCTGAATGTCAATGTGGAGCTGGACCTAAACGGCGCCGACCGGGCGCTTGACGAGCTGACGCAGAAGGCCGATGCCTTCGGCGGGGCGCTGTCGGGAGCCTTGAAATCCGCCACCGTCGACGGGCGTGGTCTCGACGATGTTTTGCGCACACTGGGCAAGCGCATGGTGGGCATTGCGGTCGATGCGGGGACGCGGCCACTGAACCAGCTGGTCAGCAACTCGATCGCCGGACTGTCGGGCAGCCTCGGGCGTGTCTTGCCTTTCGCCGGAGGCGGCGTGCCGGGACGCGTCACTGCCTTCGCCGATGGCGGCGTGGTCGGCGGCCCTTCGCTGTTTCCGATGCCGGGCGGTGATGTCGGCCTGATGGGGGAAGCGGGAGCCGAAGCGATCCTGCCGCTTAGCCGCGGGCCGGATGGCAGGCTTGGCGTGGCCACAAGCGGTGGCGTTCAGCCGGTGCAGGTGACCTTCAACGTGACGACACCTGATGCGGCGAGTTTCTCAAAATCCGAAGCCCAGGTGACCGCGATGCTGGCCCGTGCGGTCGGCCGCGGGCGGCGCGGGCTCTAGCCCGGGAGGGATCAGATGAGCAATGGTTTTCACGAAGTACGGTTTCCGCTCAGGCTGTCGCTCGGCGCCAGCGGCGGGCCGGTGCGGCGCACCGACATCGTGGCACTGTCCAATGGCGGCGAAACCCGCAATGCGCGCTGGGCCGATGCACGGCGGCGTTATGACGCCGGAACCGGACTGCGCGGTATCGAGGATCTCTACCAGCTGACCGCGTTCTTCGAGGCCCGGCGTGGCCAGCTCTACGGCTTCCGCTTCCGCGATCCTGTGGATCATGCTTCCGCCCCGCCGGGCCAGGCGGTCACCGCAATCGATCAGCAGATCGGCACCGGGGACGGGGTACGGACCGGGTTCGAATTGACCAAGACCTACGAGGATGCCGGAGGCTCGAGCACCCGCCGGATCGAGAAGCCGGTCGCGGGCAGCGTGGTGGTGGCCATTGACGGTCTGGCGCTCGCTGGGGGCGATTTCACAGTCGATCACGTGACGGGCCATGTGACGTTCGGGCCCGGATCGGTCCCGGGACCGGGCGCGATCGTGACCGCGGGCTACGAGTTCGACATTCCGGTGCGCTTTGACACCGACCGCATCGAGGTGAGCCTGGCAGCCTTCAAGGCAGGCTCCGTCCCGAGCGTGCCACTGCTGGAGATGAAGCCATGAGAAACCTGCCAAACGGACTTGCTGCACACCTGGCGCAGACATCGACTACCACCTGCCATGCCTGGCGGCTGACCCGCACCGACGGCCAGGTGCTGGGTTTTACCGAGCACGATCATGACCTCGCATTTGACGGTACGGTGTTTTCCGCCGCCACCGGGTTTCGCGCCAGCGAGGTGGAATCAGGGCTCGGGCTGGAAGCGGATGCCGCCAATGTGGCTGGCGCCTTCTCCGACGCTGCGATCAGCACCGATGATCTGGCGCTGGGACACTATGACGGGGCACGGGTCGAGATTTTTCTGGTCAATTGGCAACGCCCCGGCGACCACGTGCTGCTGTCGACGCGGCAGCTCGGCGAGGTCCGGAGCGCGGGACAGGCCTTCACCGTCGAGTTACGCAGTCTCGCAGCCCAGCTGGATCAGCCGCAGGGGCGGCTCTACGGCCGTCGCTGCGACGCCGATCTCGGCGACGCCCGTTGCACGAAAAATATCTCGCCGGCTCCGTATAGGTTGACTGGAAGTCTTGTCGAGGCGGTCGACGAGATGACATTGATCGTCAGCGGCCTTTCCGGCCGGCCCGCCGGCTGGTTCAGCGATGGCCGTATCCGCTTTGCCACCGGACTGCTCGCGGGACTGCAGGCTGACATTTCGCACCACACGGTTGAGCCGGGCGGGGCGCGGCTGGCGCTCTGGGCGCCTTTGGCGCGGCTGCCCCAGCCCGGCGACCAGCTTGACGTGTCCGCGGGCTGCGACAAGGCCTTTGAAACCTGTTCAGCCAAATTCGCCAACGGGCTCAATTTTCAGGGCTTTCCCTACCTGCCCGGAAGCGACTTTGCCTATGGCTATGCCGATGCAGACACCGTCCATGACGGCCGGCCGATCGTGCCGTGAGCGGTACCGTGATGGAAGATGGCAGAGGCCAGCGCATTGTCGCTGCGGCGAGAGGCTGGATCGGCACGCCCTACCGGCACCAGGGTGTACGCAAAGGGGTGGGCTGTGACTGCCGCGGTCTGGTGCGCGGCGTCTGGGCCGAGGTGACAGGGCGGCAGGCCCAGGATCCGGGAGCCTATGCGCCCGACTGGGCCGAGCGTTCCGGCTGCGACCGCCTGCTTATCGCGGCGCGTGACCACTGCGGGGACGCCATTTCGCCGGCGGATGCCATGCCCGGCGACATTGTGCTGTTTCGCTGGCGCGCGGGGGTCTCGGCCAAGCATGCCGGCATTCTTTCGGGCCCCGACCACTTCATCCATGCCTACGAGGCCGCAGGTGTGATCGAAAGCGCCCTGATTCCCTCCTGGCGGCGGCGGATAGCTGCGGTGCACCGGATTCCCCGCGGACCTGAGAACGCCGAACCGAAGACGACAACCTGAAAAGAGAGGCAAGACATGGCGACTATCCTGCTGCAGGTGGCTGGCGCGTCACTGGGCGGTGTCTTCGGCCCGGTCGGCACCGCCATCGGTTCCGCCATCGGCGCCACTGTCGGCGGCATGCTCGACACCAGCCTGATCAACTCCACCCGTACCATTGCAGGGCGCGGGCTCAGCGGGGCCCGCATTCCCTCCGCCGATGAAGGTTCGCCGATCCTGCGTGTCCACGGCTCGATGCGGATTGCAGGCGTGCTGATCTGGGCGACACGGTTTGAGGAGACGGTGACCCGGGAGCGCCAGGGCGGCAAGGGCGGCGGGCCGAAAGTGGAGAGTTATCACTATCATGCCAATTTTGCGCTCGGGCTGTGCGAAGGACCGATCGCCTTCATCCGCCGGGTCTGGGCCGACGGGCGCGAACTTGATCTGGACAGCCTGGATATGCGGATCTACCGGGGCACGGCCACGCAACTGCCCGATCCGCTGATCGAAGCCAAGCAGGGCGTGGGCCGCGCGCCGGCCTGGCGCGGCCTTGCCTATGTCGTTTTCGAACGGCTGCCGCTCGATGATTTCGGCAACCGTATTCCGGCGCTGCAGTTCGAGGTGGTTCGCCCAGTCGGCGGGCTGGAACCGGCAATCGAGGCGGTGGCACTGATACCGGGGTCGACCGAGCATGGCTATGCCACCACGCCCGTGCGCGAAAGCCTCGGGGTCGGCGCGGTGCGAACGCTCAACCGCAACATGCATCAGGCATCTACCGACTGGTCGCAATCGATCGACGAACTGCAGGCGCTGTGCCCGAACCTGAAATCTGTGGCGCTGGTCTCTGCCTGGTTTGGCGATGACCTGCGCGCGAGCCATTGCCGCTTCCGCCCCGGCGTCGAGGTGGTCGCCAGAAATGCTGAAACCAGGCCTTGGAAAGTCGGTGGGCTGAGCCGCGCCACCGCGCACCTGGTCTCCACCAGCAATGGCGGCCCGGCCTATGGCGGCACGCCGGATGACAGCTCCATCATCGAGGCGATCCGTGACCTCAAGGCGCGCGGCCTCAAGGTGGTGCTCTATCCCTTCGTGCTGATGGACCTGCCCGAAGCCAATGGGCTGCCCAATCCCGCCGGCGGCACCGGGCAGCCGGCCTACCCCTGGCGCGGGCGGCTGACCGCGAGCGTTGCCCCGGGATTGCCCGGAACTCCCGATGGCACGGCAGCAATGGGCAGCGAGATCGACGCACTGTGCGGGAACACGCTTGTATTGGATGTCGTCGTTTCGGGCGACAGCGTCACATGGACCGGCGGCGATGAAGGCTACCGCCGTTTCATCCTGCACCACGCGGCACTGGCGATTGCTGCGGGCGGCGTCGATGGTTTCGTCATCGGCTCGGAGATGATCGGCCTGACCCGCCTGCGTGACGAGACCGGTGCGTTTCCCTTTGTCGGCAAGCTGATCGAACTGGCGGCCGATACCAAGGCGATGCTGGGTGGCGCCACGACCGTGACCTATGCCGCCGACTGGACTGAATATGCCGGCCACCGGTCTGATGACGGCTCGGGCGACATCTATTTCAATCTTGACCCGCTGTGGGCGCACCCGGCCATCGGCGCCATCGGAATCGACAACTACATGCCGCTGAGCGACTGGCGCGACGCAGACGTCTCGGCTGGCAATCCGGACGGGGCGGGGTTTGCCAATGACGAGGCGGCGATGCGTACAGCGATCACAGGCGGTGAAGGCTTCGACTGGTGCTATCCGAGCGAAACCGCAAGGAACGCACGCGAGCGGCTGCCGATTTCGGACGGATTTGCCGGCAAGGACTGGGTCTACCGGGTCAAGGATCTACGCGGATGGTGGGAGAATCAGCATTTCGACCGGATCGGAGGAATGGAAGAGGCTAGTCCGAGCGCCTGGGTTCCCGGCTCCAAGCCGTTCTGGTTCACCGAGCTCGGATGCCCGGCGGTGGACAAGGGTGCCAATCAGCCGAACCTTTTCCCCGATCCGAAATCGTCGGAAGGCGCTGTTCCCTGGTTCTCGAATGGCGGCCGCGATGATCTCGCCCAGCGGGCGTTTCTCGCGGCTCATCTCGCTCACTGGGCCGGGGCGGACAATGCCGACGGCATGGTTGCGAGCGACCATATTCACCTCTGGACCTGGGATGCACGACCGTTTCCGGCCTTTCCGCTGTCGTCGTCGGTGTGGTCTGACGGAGCCAACTGGCGCACAGGCCACTGGCTCAACGGGCGCCTTGGAACCGTGGCGCTGAAGGATCTGGTCGCCAGTGTTCTGAGCGATGCGGGGGTCACGGATTTCAATGTCGACCGGGTCGACGGCATGGTCTCGGGCCACGTTATCTCGAGCCCTGCCTCGGTGCGGGCCGTGCTGCAGCCCCTGGTCGAGGCTTTCTGCATCGATGTCCGCGAAGGTCCTGAAGGTCTGGAATTCGTCTCACGGCTGACTTCTGGCGCGGCCCCGGCAGAGATAGAAATGGTGGCCGAACCCGGCGAGGGGCCATTGTTCGAGGAGGTTCGCGGCGAACTCAGCGAATTTGCCAATGAGGCGGTGGTGCTGTCGGCAGACCCGATGACTGATTACGCTCCGGCCTCGGCGCGTTCACGCCGTCTCGAACGTGAGCCGGTGCGCCAGACCGACCTGCCGCTGAGCCTCGCACTTGAACCTGGGCTGGCCCGCATGAGCGCCGACCGCTGGCTGCAGGATCACCGGCTGCAGCGCCGCCGATTGCGTTTTGCCCTGCCACCGCAGTCGGTGGCTGTGCAGCCGGGGGATGCGATCCATTTCGTCATGGGGAATGCGCCGCAAGGCCGGTTTCATATCCGCCGCATCGAAGACGGTGACATCCGCCGCATCGAGGCAGTGGCGCATGCGGGCGGCGCTGGGCCTGCGGCTGTGGATGCATTCACCAGCCGTGCGACCAATGACGCCAATGCGGCCTTTGCCCCGGCGATCGTCTTTCTTGATCTGCCGGTACTGACCGGCGAGGATCAAACGGCCTGGGCGCGCGCTGCCGGCCTGGCAACACCGTGGCGGCAGATGCTGCTGTCGAGTTCCGTCGAAACCGAAGGCTATACGCCGCGCACAACCCTTTCCGCCCCCGCCCGAATCGGAAAATTGGCTGAAGCGCTGCCGCCCGCTGACACGGAAGGCCGGTTTGACGAAAGCGCTGTGCTGCTGGTCGACCTGGCCTTTGGAGGTCTGGCAAGCGCCAGCCGTCAGGCGGTCCTCAATGGCGCCAACGTTCTTGCAATCCACTCTGATACAGGCGTCTGGGAGGTGGTTCAGTTTGAAACCGCCGAAGAGGTTTCCGCCGGGCGCTGGCGGATTGGAAGCCTGTTGCGCGGCCAAGGCGGAACCGATGATGCAATGCGCGCTGGTGCAGCGTCAGGTGCGACCGTCATCGTGCTCGACAGCGCCGTCATGCCGCTCGATCTCCGGCTGGAAGAGGCGGCCCGTGAGCTCAACTGGATCGCCGAAGCCACCGGCTCAGCCGCGGGCACAATGGCGCCAATGGTTTTCGCCGGTGGAGAGAGGGCGCTGACGCCGCTGTCGCCGGTGCATTTGCGCGCCAGCCGGCAGGCCGGGGGCATTGACCTTTCCTGGATCCGGCGGGGGCGTCTGTCTGCTGACAGCTGGACCGCCGCCGAGATTGCCAATGACGAAGGTTTCGAGCGCTACCGGCTGGAAATTCTCGATGCCGGCACGGTCATCCGAACCGTCGAGCCGGAAACATCCGGCTGGCTATACACGTCGGCGCTCGAGATCGAGGATTTCGGCGCGCCGCAATCCTCACTGACCTTCCGCGTCTCCCAGGCGGGAAAGCGTGTGCCCTGGGGAGTGACCCGGACCGCAACCTGCACACTTTGATTTACCTCACCCTTGAAAGGACGAGTGCGATGATTGATATCAAACCCTGGTGGCAGTCAAAGACTCTGTGGGGAGCCATCGTGACGATCGGCTCTGCAGCGCTCGGCCTGCTCGGATACGAACTTGGAGACGCCGACCGCGAGGCCCTGACCGGCCTGCTGACCTCGCTTGGCGCCGCGCTTGGCGGCGTGATTGCCATCATCGGCCGCATCCAGGCAAAGGACCGGATAGGTTGACCCCAAGGGTGGAGGCCGGAATCATCCCGGTTCCCATTCATTTGCGGTTCAGACAGGATCTTGTATCACTGGCTCCAGGATGAAATACGAACCGCTTCAGGGCAGACCATGATCACAAACGCACTCACAATAGGCTTGGTTGCCGCGCAGACCGCGACCATGACCCCGGTTGCCACCGTGTCGCAGGATTTGCGTGCGCCGGACGGCACTGCCATCGTCGAGGTGGCGGCCGATTGTTCGGGGGCAGCAACTCGTGTGGTCGGCCAGACCGGCGGGCAGTTGCTGTCGGCTTCAGCCCAGTCCAGCGGCGGCCAGACCATTTGCGTGATCACCGTGCTGGTGCCGGGCAATGGCAATGACCGTCCGAAAAAGGTCACCGTTTCGGTGCCGCAGTAA